CAGGCGGTTGCAGGCGACAATCAGGTCGTCGAGGTCGGGAGCTTTGTCTTGGGCTTCGTATTGCAAGAGTTTATCCACCAACACTTCCGCCTCTATATAGAAAGGTTCGTGTGTAGGGGTGGAAAGGAAAGGCAAGGTGTCTTTCTCTTTGAGCTTTTGGAGTGTACGTGCTATTTTATTAAAGAGATAAGGGAAAGTCTGCTGTGCTTGATTAGCACCTTCGTGTATCGCTCTTATTCTACCAAGTTTGTCGGCTTGTGTATATTTATGTTCTTTGTAGAGTTTTTGAATTTCTTTCCATTCCTTGTCGGTATTATAAACAAGGGGGGTAGCGCTTTGGTTGCTCCAAGAGTCTAAAAATAAGTATAGTAGAGGCATCGTCCCTACAAACCACTCTCGAGCGAGAAGCTGCTTGAGGTAAGGTTTTATCTGCTCAGCATAATCCGCGGGGATTTGGTCTTGCAAGCGCACAAGAGTATCAAAGAAAACATCAATAGTAGCGGCTGATTTCTCGCGGATACAATCACCGATGAGGAAGAGAATCCTCTCCCCCGACTCACATACTCCGCTCTCACGGACTTCTCCCAAGGAGAGGGGAGTGCGGGATGTGCGAGCCGCACAGGCAGTTTGGGAGTTCTCGGACGAGGCTGAGCTGTCGGACGGGGCGGACGATTCTGAAGGACTTAGGGTTGCAAGGAGGTTTTGGGCTTTGCCTTTTAGGTAATCGCGGTAAGGTGCGATGACTTCGGGGAGACCTTCTTGGTTAAAATAGGTGGTGAGTAGTTCAGCTACAGCTTCTTGTAGTTTTACATCGGGTTGGGTGAAGAGGACTGCTAATTGTTCGCGGTAGCTGACATCGGTAGGGGGATGTTTTTTGAACTCTTTAGCCAAAATCTCTACTCCTTGAAGAAGTGCTTTAGGTTGCTTCTCTACGGTAAAAGCGAGCGGGAATTGCACGCGGAAGCCCTCAAAATCAAACTGTGGCACATTAGCAATAGAGACGATGTATTCCATAACGGTTTTCACTACACTGCCTACCCCAGTGCCTAAAACGGCAAAGAGCGTTTGTTGATGAGCCAAAAGTTCCTCTTGGGTAGGGGCAAGCCATTTGAGCAAACGACAATGCCAATCGAGGTGGGGTTTCTTCCATTGGTTGAGTAATGATTCTAAAAGCTGTCCTACAAAACTACGAGGGATTTGGTAGCCATAATGCACCAATAATTCAAATACCTCATCCCAATAGGTAGTTACTTTGGCAACACCAGAGGTACTCATTTTGCTTGAGGGGTTATCACTTTTCCACTTGGAAAGGTCGAGTACTTTGGTTTCGATACGGTAAAGCTGTAAGAGCACTTTTTCAATGGCTTCGGGGTATTGGAAGAGGAATTGGGCATCGGCAGTTACCGAGCGGCTACCCATATTAATTTCTAATAAATTCTTTACAAAACGCTCTTCTTCAAAGGGAATCCAGCCTTTTTTGTAGAAATACCATTGGAAACCAAAGGACAATCCATCGATCTCTTTATTATATCGTTCTTTAAGTACTTTTTTGATATAGTTATCTGGCGGAAATTGTGTAAAGTAGTTTATTACAGGTTCAAAATAAAAAGAACCTAAGATGGCATAAGGAGTTACTTGATAAGGTTCGCCTATATAATTCTCTTTGTCTATCATCACTTTAGCAATGTCGTTTTCCTCACGTACCATAGTAATAAGGGTGTAGTTATGAGCTTGAAAAACTTTATAGTTATGGCGGTAAGTATTCTTTTTATCAATATTCTTTCGCGGAAAATCTTTTTCCGAATAGGGGTCTAATGCTTTGATAGCAGTGATGGTGCTATAACGCTCACTATCGGAGAGCTGACTTGTAATGTTTAAAATAGCTGAGAAATTGCCTTCAGCAATGGCGGTGATGAGTTTTAGTTCCATTTGTCACAAAAATTATTAAGGTCGGAGTATTGTTGGTCTAAGAAAACGATAGGTAGGCATTGGAAGTACCTATAATTCAATCCACAGATGGTTATGGGTCTGTTCTTGAGAAGTCGGCCTATAGATATGCTAAAAGAAAGATCATCCCTATCATAAGGAGAATCGAATACCAATAGTTCGCTTTCCTCCCAAAAAGCCGTTTTGATGATCCTTTTAGTTTTAGCATCAAGGACTACCAAATAGCGCTTGTCATGGAATTTTTCATATCCTTCGTTAATACGGAAATCTCTTAGATAGCAGATCAGTTCTTGGTCTTCATATCGGTAAGTATTACCCCAATAGTATTCCTCATGGATAATGGTATAAGGAAGCGGGAATTTCTCTTTGTCGACTTTGACCCAAGCCATGGGCTTCATCTGGTTTTCTACAAAAGGATTTTCCTTGCCTATGTAAGCATAAGCCTCCCAATAGATACGTGATTCCTCTTGAGATATATCATCGGGGTCATAGGCTAATTCGAAGCCTATTTTGCATTTTTTTATGTCAATTTTGTTTTCATCACTATTGATGTGTATATAAGCTACAGTTCTTAGATCGGTAACGGGATACTTTTTTAGTATATTCTTTTCGTAGTTATATACAAATATGGTATCACTTGGAGAATAATTAGTCTTTTCAAATATTCTTTTCTTGTATTTATCATCCAATACGATATATTGTTGTATCTTTTTTCCTTGAGAAAGCCTTTTTTGCATTTCTCTAATAGGTAGGTCTAAGCTATCTATTTCATAGAAATCGGAGGGAGAGACAAAAACTTCTCCTTTGCTATCTATGTAAGATACACTTATCTGATACAATAAAATATTGTCATGGATGGTTGGCTCAGCAAGCAACTGAAAGGAAATACTCTCTTCACTATCAGTTACGGTACGCATGCCTTTGTTTTGCAAAGAGTCTTGGGCTATTGCTTCCTGTGGAGCAGGTGTGTCGGCTCTCCAATGGCAAGCAGAGAGGAGCAACAAGAGGGGGAGGAGCTTGAGATACAACATAGTAAATAGCGAAAAAATGAATAGTGAGGGCAAAGATAGCGATTTTATTTTGATTTTGAAATCTAATCACCAAAAGCAGCTAATTTTTTATGATTCTTCGGTAGCTTATCCTGCTTTTCTGCTTCTTCTAAATAGAGCGCTATTACTTCCTTTCCAAAGGCTTTCAGCTTCGCATCGTGGGTAGGTCTGTCCAAAAACTCTATAAAGCGAGTGATAGGGAGAAAATCCCAAGCGAGTGCCCGAGCGAGATAGGTCTTGAGGTAACTGAGGTCCTCCCCGCGGGTGATGGCCTGACAGATATATTCATACGCCAAATCCCGAGAGGGACGTTTCTCAAAGAGCAAAGCCGTACCTATATAGAGCCAACCACTATGGCGTACCCTAATGTCGTAGCGCAAAAGCACTTCCAAAGGAAGGGACATATTGCGAATTTCACGCACTTCGTTGCCCGTAACCCAAGTGCTGATATAGTCACACAACATCGCATCGGGGTAGTGAGGGTTGAGGCTTAGCTTATATTCAAAAATAGTACTGATGGGCGAGCTTCCTCCATTGGCATTGTAATAGCGATACGGGAAGGCATTCTTTAGGTCTGTATAACTTACCCCTACCCACTCGGTGTGGTGCTCAAAAACAAATTTTTTATGAACGTCATTTTCCTTCCAACCATAGTCAATTAGGTAAGGCTTCACTACCCCCAGAATATCCTTAGCTGAAGTGGCAGCAAACTCTGGAAACTCTCTATCGGGGTGCTTGATACGAGTGATTTGCGCCCAAAGCGGGAGGAGCTCATCCGTTAGTTGTATTTCATCTGTAAGACCTAAATAATACTGAATAGCTTTAGCATAATCTCCTTTGAGTTGTCTCGCTTTTTCTTTGGCTGCTGCCGAAACTTCTGTGAAAAGCAAACGGTTGCAAGCAACAATGAGATCGTCGAGGTCGGGGGATTTGCCTTGTGCTTCGTATTGCAAGAGCTTATCCACCAATACCTCTGCTTCTATGTAGAAAGGCAGGTGCGTAGGGGTAGAGAGCAAAGGCAGGTGGCAATGCTGGAGGATGAAGTCAATGACCATTTGCCCCTTGCGGAAAAGAAACGGCAGGACTTGGCGGGCATTGCCTAAGTAATAATCTTGCGTATAGGCTTCAAACTCTTTTTCGGAGAGCTTTTCGCGCTTTTTACAGAGTTCTTCCCACGTATAACGACACTTAGGGTCAAGAGCCAAAGGACGCTGGTCTATCAGCGCACGTAAAACTCCCAAAAGAATGACATCGGTAGGGATTTCCTCCTTATCTACTCGCTTGGTGAGCTGTTTGATATAAGGCGAAAGGGACTTTGCCCAATCGGCAGGGAAGTCGTCTTGCAAGGTGATAAGCCCCTCCAAGAAGACATCTATTGTATGAGCTGCAGGCTCACGTAGACAGTCACCGAGGAGGAAGAGGAGATTTTCAGGTGTCAGGGTGCGAGCCGCACGTGCAGTTTTGGGGGTGCGGGAACTGTGGGAGGTGTGGGAGTTTTCGGAGTTCTCAGAATTTTCTGATGGACTTAGAGTTGCAAGGAGGTTTTGGGCTTTGCCTTTTAGATAATCGCGGTAAGGTGTGATGACCTCGGTGAGACCTTCTTGGTTAAAGTAGGTGGTGAGGAGGCTGGCGACTTTCTCTTGGAGCTTCACATCGGGGACAGTGAAGAGCACCGCTAATTGTTCGCGGTAATCCCGATTAGTGGGGGCTTGCTTTTGGTAGTATTTTTCTAAGATTTCTACCCCTAAGAGTTGGGATTTAGCGATTTTGGACACGGTAAAGCAAAGTGCAAAATTGTCGGCAAAGGCTTGGAAATCAAAATCGGGATGGGTGCTTATTTGAGCAATGCACTTCATCGAAAAGTTGATAAGTGATGATTTGTCCAAAGTTAGCAAGGCAAAGAGCGTATGTTGGCTTGGGAGCAACTCTTCTTCGGTGGGGGCAAGTCCCTCAATCCATCGGCAGTACATATCCAATACATTCTTTTTCCAGGGGTTGAGCAATACCTCTATAAAACTGGTTATAAAGCTCTTATCAGGGAAATAGTTTTTCTTACAAAGCAGGGTAAAGACTTTTTGCCATTCCAAACTATTACTAATAACATAATCTATATAGGTAGCTGTATGAGGAATTACACGCGTTGCCAACTCAGGATACTGGAGGAGTACCTCAGCCGCTTTGGCTTCTTGTGTACGGCTGTACTCAATATCATATAAGTTCTTGACAAAAATCTCCTCATTGAAATGAATGATCCCCTCTGTGTAGAGCGCTAAGAGTATTTCAATAGAAAAACTACGTGGGGATTGCTCAAAAACCTGCTGGGCACCCGCTATCATATATGCCCCTTCGGGGGTGTGGATAAAATCCATAAAGGCTTGAGAGTGCTGGGAATTCAAAAAGAAAAGAGGATACTTAATACGTGTATGATAGCTCTTTATAGAAGTGAAATCCAACTGTTTTTCTACGCTTAGCAATTCTTCTACACTATGACATACACACATCATCAGATAGGTGATGACATACCTGATTTCTATAATCGGCAAAACGAAATGTACATTTTTTCAAAATGAAAAGTACATTTTTTGAGCAGAAAAAGCATGGGGCAAAGATACTAAAAAAACACGGATAATCTCCGTGTTTTTTCTTATATAGGGTAGTTGGCAGTAAGTACCTCAAGACGTCTCTTTCCAACTTTATTGCTACTTCCTAAGTGCATTGATATCTCTTTTTGATGCCAACCGTACTGCTGTACGTATTTGGTTAGCTCCTCATTATGGTAAGAGCTTAGCAGGAATTTGCCTTTTACGTTAGCTAAGGTAGACAATAGCTCATTAAAATGCTCTTGCTCATAGCCTCCATAATGGCCTTGCTTAGCTCCTACATACGGAGGATCTACATAGTGGAATGTATCAGGTGTGTCTCGTAAGGATATCACCTCACAAGCATCATTATTCTCTATTTGCACGCCTCTTAGTCTCTCTGAATAGCTCTCTTTGAAGTTGTCTATCTTATTATGTAGACAAATAGCATTTTTCCCGTCTGTGGTGATACGACAATTTCCTATTTGGCAGGAAAAGCCACAATTTGTAGCGTACCAAAACGCCCAAGCTCTTTGCACATCATTAAATACAAAAGGACAATGATATGCCATTAGGGCTGATTTATAAGCGTCCTTGCATACTATAGACTCCTCTATTAACTTTTTTAACCCTATAAAATCGGATTGTAAGACCTTGTAGAATGTATATACATTGGCATTAAAGTCATTGATAATCTCTACTTGTGATTTTTTCTTTGCCCAGAAGACTGCTCCACCACCGAAAAAGGCTTCTGTATATACCTTATGAGTCGGAATGAGAGGTAATATATGGGGTAACATTGTTTGTTTACCGCCATAATAGGAGATTGGCGTACGTTGCCAAGTATTGGGTAGTGATTTCATTTTGTATTATGAATTTTGGTAATTTGAAAAATAGTTGTACTTTTGCAGTACCACACAAATGATACGAGAAAACCCGAAAACCCACAGAAGACATATTGTCCTCCGCAGGGCTTTCGGGTTCGTATTAATTTGTGTGGTAACTTATTAATTTGCGGAGGACATTTTTTATACTGCTGTCCTCCTTTTTAGCAGTTTTTAAAAACGATTTAAAAGCTGTTTAAACTTCCACCGAAACGGCTTATATTTCCAAAGGATAAATACTAATGTGGCGATGAGCAAGAGCCAAAGGATGTCCCTTACGGGGCTACTTTTGACTTGCTTATTCTCGTTTATAGTATGCTTTTTTACTTCGTTTTTCTCTGTTATCTTATTAGTTATAGCAAGGGCAGTATCAGCCTGCTGTAGGCTCTTAGAATGTGTGTTTATGGCTTTGATTTTTACCTTTCCGTTTCTTACCCTTATGGTCTCGGTATCGCCGTCGCGAATGCGGGTGTAGGTGAGTTCTTGGGGGTTGCCTGCACTGTCGCGGATACTTTCGAGTTCGAGTTCGAAAGAGGTGGCAGACTGGTGAGACAAGGCAGACACTTTGGACTGCAGGGCAAAGAGTTGTGAGCTATCTTTGTAATGAATGATATGCTCCTTTTGGGTTTGCTTGTGCTGTGTGCGTTCTACCTTTTTAGTTCGGCAGCCTACGAGAGCGAGGAATGCCAATAGTAAATATATAACCTTTCTCATACATAGTTATTTTACTTTTTCAATTTCTTTAATGAGTTCTTTGAGGCTATTTGCATAGTTTGGAGCAGTGGCATAGCCTGCCTTTGCGATTTCCTCGGCAAACTTGTAAGGGTCGGCTTTGACCTCCAACGCTTTGGCGTATCGTTTGTTTCTAAAGAAAAAATTAGCGTGATCAGTAAAGCACTCTTCAGGGTTGGCATACTTCATAAACCAGTCCCTTACAACATACAGATATTTGCCGTCTGTACGTTTGGTGATACTAATCACTTCAGGGAACTTGCTCTTTTCGTTAGGAGAGGATAATACCTCTGTCGTTCTTAGCAGTTGTTTTTTCTCTTTTGGGGTACTACTAACAAGGCTCTTAGGTACTTTTATACCAAAAAAGTTATTTCCTATAGGGCTTTTCCCCCACGCACTCTCCAAACCTGCCTGAGCAAGAATAAAGATTGCTGATATACCCGTCTTCCGCTCACTTTCAAGCGCGAAGGGCTTGTAGGTTTTGATAAAATCTTTTTGTGTCATTTGTTAGTCAAGTATGTATGTTATCTCTTTATTGTACAATTCATTAACATCAATTGGGACTCCATCTTCATATTTTAAGGGTTCCTTTTTGTAATAGTCTCCTGATTGAATATATAATATTATTCCATTAGGTTGAAATATAATTCTGTTCTGATAATATTTTTTTATTTTTCTCCCTAAGATATATGTGGTGGCCGTATTAACTTCTTGTTGCGGAAAATAATTTTGATTATTAGGGAAAATATTAAACTGAAATACTAAAATATTACCATCCTTCCACTGGTTTTTTTTAACAAAGTATCTAATAACGAAATCATTACCATCTCTAAAGGCTTCATATTTTTCAAAGCGTATTTCATTATGATTTATATGAGTCTCTGTCGAATACGCAAGTCTAATAGTATAACTATCTTTTGAGTTTATTAATCCTTCTAATAAATCTGATATTCTTGCCCCCTTTGGATTAGTAAAAAAATCTTTAATTCTTATACCGAAAAATGAGCTACGGCCCCCTCCCCAATCAAAGTATTGTATCGCATTCATCTGTTTATGTATTTAATTATAAGATAAGGCACGAAGCTCGCCACTATATCCCACCAATCTATGAATGTACCCTTGTAATACTTGTCATATAGCTCCTTACATAGCCCTATAATACCTAACAAGATAGCGGCTATAAGTAAGGACTTCCCTACAGGAAAGAATATCAGAGTGCTAAGGAAAATGACAATAAATATTATATTCCCGTACTTACTATGCAGGAGCTTGTCGCTACCCTTGAGATTGTTCATTACTTTCATCATATATTTCGAATGTCTATGTAACACTTGTTGTTCCATATACTTACTACGGCTGTAGAGCCATCACCCCCGTTGAAGGCATTATCTCCCGTGTAGATGATTTGTTTTCCATCGCAAGTGAAGGTTACTTGTCCACCAGCGAAGACTTTTCGAAAAGACACACAATCTAAAGAGATTAAATCTTTAAGTTGAATAGTTAACGGATTCTCAACAAAAATTACAGAATCATTATGGTTATGGTTACACTCTATATAGTTACGGATAGATATATTCTCGCTATTCCCATTTAATTCAAACCAACCTGTATAGCTGCCATTAATAATCTGTTTTACATATAGTTTCCTATCATTGACATCTAAGTTTTTTGCAATGATAAATCCCCAATTCTTAGAGCTATGGGTAAAGCCCACCATTTCATAGAAAGAACCGCCTGGGGCATTAGCTATGCCACTCCCTGATCCAAAGTGAATAGCTCCATCCTTATCAAGGAATTTGTGAGCGTCTGTAATAGTCTTATAAGAAGGAGCTATCTCGTTTATCTTTTTAACTCCACCACCAGCTAAAATTACCTTATCATCACTATCATGACCCCAAATCTTTATACCTTTGAATTCTCCATAAACCAAATCGTTGAAATCCATGTTTCCAAAGGCAATATTCCCATTATCTCTTACAACAATTTTCGTTTTATTTTTAATGTCAATATTTCCTTCATCACTCACATGGAATTTGTTTCCACCTTCTCCTACCTGTATTCCCTTATCTGTACGGATGCGATACGCGCCAAAATAAGTACCGTTGGGATGGCTGCCGTTCTCATTGATACGCAACCAGTCATCTATTTGTGTCTTAATAACCTCTTTTCCTCCTCTATTGTTCCAAGAGGTAGGGATAAAATCCAATGAAGGCTTATCTGCTAAGTCATTGTAGGAAAAAGCATTTTCAAATATAACATTATTTCCTGCCATGAGCTTAATCTTTCCATTCTGCACTATAATTCCATCGGGAATATTGCTGACAAAGTGGCTCACGGGGATACTGGTGAGGAGGTTATTGCGCTTATCCCTTAATTCTAAGGTCTTCTCGGGCTTGTTGTACACCAACTTCGTCCCCTCATCGTCCAAGAACATTAGGGAGATACGCCTTACTACATTACTTCCCCTCTTGAATCGTAACTCTGTGGTATTCTCGTCCAGCTCTATATCGTAATCTTCGAGGGTGTCCAGCTTCTGCTTGTAGGCATTGGTAAAGTCATTCGTGGATAGCCCCTTGCCCGCTTCCTTATCTACCTTGCCATCAAATAGTCCATTATGCGCCTGACTATCGGTGAGATGGTTGCGCAGCTGTTCCGCAGAGGCGGTACCCTGAATAGCACTTCCCAAGCCCTCTATAGAGTCCATAGGTATTTTCTCGCTCTTATGCCAAAAACTGTCTATCCATGCCCAAAATTGCTCTTGGGTAGGCTTCTTGAAGTTGGAAAACCATTTCTTTAAAGTCTGTATTGCTGTCATAATTACTTAATTAAAATCCTACATATTCAATAAATTGTACCACACGATAAGGAGGCATATTATTGTGGGGTTGGTCACCTCCTGTAGGTTCTATCTTCATTAGATTTCTTCGATTAGGAGTTACATCCCAGAAATCCATTGTAAATGCCGTTCCGTTACTATTGCTATCATTATCACTTCCTGAAGCATCATTTACAGTATCGTGCTTGTGTCTTGGCATCTCATCGATAGTGAGCTTATGGGAGCGCTCACCTCCACTTTGGTTGAGTGCGTTAAGGCGATAGTCTTGTGAGTCTTCAGGACTTTTAACATAATCAGGGTCGAGACCTATAGGCATTTTACCCCGCAAATTCACATATTCTCTCCAACCTGCAGGTATTTCCGAGGCGGACTTGCCCCATAAAGCAATCAGACCTATAGGCACTGCTTGCTTTTGCAACTTAAGTCTTTCTACCTCTCTCTTTAAGTCATTCAATGCTTCCTTTTCTGCCTTTCTATCTTCTAAATCTTGTAGGTTAGTAACACGTTGAAAGTCTTCCCAATTGAAAGTCTTTTCAGGAACAGACCTACCAAAGGCTACACTTCTAATAATTTCCAATGGGCGTAGGAATCCGTCTTCAAAGGTTACCTCATTGGTGAGTTCTTTGATAAACACTGTACTATCTTTCGCTCCGCCTTCAAAGGGAAAGAGTTCGCCATTTATATAGACGGTACCTGGAGAGATAGTGTTTCCTGTCTCCTCACAACCTGATATAATAGCCTTATTGCCAGCAAGGTGTCCAAAGTGATTAAAGAGGCTATAGGCGTTTTGCATAAAGGCAAGGAAATTGACGTCAAAGGGATATCCCGCCTCGTGTGTTAAGTTTAATTTGTTCATATTAATCAATTCTTATAGTCCATCTCTTGCCCGCGAGCTTATAGAAGTTCACTAAAGCTTCTAATTTGTATTTGTCATATTCTAAACCTCGTGGGAGTACTACTACGAAATCTACACCTCCATCAATATAGTTACCCCGTAAGTATAGGAACATTCTACCCAAGTACAAAGGTCTATTGACATTTCTTTGGTAAATGTATCGTCTTATATTCCGCGTGCCGTCTTCTATTTTAATACGTCTTAGCTGAGGGTCAAACTCATCATTAAGAGCTTTACGGAGGTAACATACTTGGCTGTTGTGGGTAAGGTTATACAAGTCTCTTTCTCTATGTACTTTAAAGTCATCTAATAGTTTGTTCAGAGGCATTGCTAATGTCCTTAGCCACGCCACTAATTTTCTCTTTCGCAGGAAAGTAGGGGTAAGCAGTACGAGCAGTTTGTCAATATTAAAATTATACATTGCTGACATAAGTGATGTCGTTAAAGTTATCAACGGTAAAGTAGCCGGCAGTGGGTATCTTGCTTATCTCTATGGCTTCGAATGCCCCATAGTTGCCATTAGTTCCAATATGTTTACTCTGTGCCAGTACCAAATGTGGTATCCTCACTCCTTCTGCTTGTTGAAGTTCGTCAATGAGATGCGCTAATACGAGCTCGCCATTAAATGGTAGGCGTTTTAAATATTCTTTAATAGCCGTTTCGACTGGCTTAGTGGCGTGGATAATACTTTGTCCATTACTATCAATCAACAAAGGATCATAAACGATTTTCATTTGCAGGTGCAGAATATCGGGTTGGTAGTTCACCACTGATAGGCGTACACCCGCGTCTTTTATCTCTGATAAATAGGCTTCAAAGGCTTGCTTTTGGGCATCGGTAATAGGTTGCAATTGCTCGCCCTGTTCGCCCGCTATCTTCACTATCAAACGCCCCTCATTTGGGCTTTCCACAACGGCAGAGTACTTGACAATTTTGCTTGTTTCTATCTGTTCTTCTGTGTGTCCCATATTGTTGAACTTATCACTGTCGGGTAATAAGTCAAAACCATACTGAAAAGCAAGGGCTTTACTGCGATACCAACGAGCGGTGTGGGGTTTGAGTTCTGCTAAACGCTTGTCTATATCCGCCCTATGTATGTCAAAAATCTTTTCCAAACTCCATATAGCCACTGCTATAATATAGACCCACAATCGCCAAATCGCTACTTTGGAGGTGCTATTGAGCTCATTAAGAGCAGGCTCTTGTGCCTTGGCTTGGTAGATAAGGGTTTGTATTTCTTGTATCGTTCGTGCCATAGTTATTGTTGCGTTATTACAAAGTCTAAGTTAATCGCCCAAATGCTGATACCCTCAAGCCTTTCAAAAACTTGTTCGTCTTCCTTAGAAAATGCTGTTGCGGGCTGTAGGTTTTTAGCCGTATAATAGGCTAATATATCTTTATTAGTGAACGCTTCTGCGGGTAGTATTAAGGTTTTACCCGCTACTACATCATTGGTGATGTTAAGGGCATTGGCTCCGGCCAATTCAAACACGCTCTCAATGGTACCCGTGTGTTGCAGGGCGAGGTCTAATAGTGACTGATTATGTAGGACTGTTATCTGCATTATCTTGGTTATTTAATTGCTCGCACTCATCTTCTAATTCAAAAGTCTTATAGAATTTTTTATTAATAATCTTGAGTAGCACCTTAGCAAAGCGAAAGCCTAAGCCGTCTAAATTTTCCAATAGGCTCACCACTAATTGCCATATAATGCCTATAAGTACTATCCAGTAAAGCCAGTGGAAGGGGTCAAACTCAAAACCTCCAAGACTTGGAAACTCCACATTAGCCGAGAAGGTATGCAGTATATAAATAGGCACTAAGTAGGTGGCTATCTTCAACAACATACGTCCGAATTTGCGACTCTCGTGCTTTTCTCCTCTCTTCCTTGAAGCTTGTACGCCTGTAATCCATTCAAATACGAGCAATACCACATAAGCTGTAAGAAATAAGTGATTGAAACCAAATAGAAAATGTACAGTGGCAAACAGAAAGGAGAGTATTACGTCCATCTTGATAAAAAGAGCTGAAAAGGTGTGACCAAAGGAAGAGTGTAGGAAGTCTTTGCTATCCCTAAATCCAAATCCTTGTAGAATGTAATTGAGTGTTATCATCGTTGTTTGTTTATTTTTTAATTTATAGTGCCTTTTCCTTCACTTGTAGTGGCACCCGTTTGGGAGGCGGCTGTACCTGCTGTGGTTACACTGATACCAGGTGCTATTGTTACCTCTCCACTTTTGACGAATGTATCAATAAGGCTTGCCAATCGTTCGGCATACTCTTCCATACTCGGTTCGGTTTTGGTAAGCATATCCCGTTGAAGGGAGATAATGCCTTGTTTGAGTTGTTCTTTGTTTAGTGCCATAGTTGGTTTATTTTGTTGTTAATCTCTTCAAACTTCGCTATGTTCTGTGGGGCAAAGTTACCAGGACCCGCAGGGGTTTGAATGATAGCGTTTTTAAGGTCGTTTAAAAGGTCGTTTAAAAGGGTTTTAAAGTCTACAGCTTCGCTGTGTAAGGCAAACTTATCAGCTTTCAGTTCGTAAGCTTCTACCTCTTGAGCATTGAGCAAAAAGGGCTGAATTTCATTATTTTCTACCATACCCACAAGGATAAGACTTCCTACTTTTGGTTTGATATACATTCCTCCTATGCCAAGTGCTATGTTTAAAAACGGTAGCTTCGTGTCTAAATCAGTAGCCTCGCAGGTTTTTTCCTGCCAATCTACAGAGGTTACTGTTGCCCATTGTAGCACTTTGGGGATAGCTTTCTTTATCTTTTCAGAAAGCAATATGTCAAACTCGTCTATCTCGTTCATAACTATAATGTACTACCACTAATTTCTATTTCCTGCCTATATTGGGCGTTGCTAATACTCTTCTTTACTCTATCTACATAGTACTCACCGTGTCTATCGGGGTAGAGGGTGGAACTTAGGCGTATCTTCTCGCCGTGCTGCACGGAGGGCGTGCCATAAGTGGTAAAACTCCCCTCAAAACCCTCGCGCTTGTGCAGCTCATATAGGCGTTTTACTTCCTTCTCAAGTTCAGCTTGTGAACTAACGTGCCAAGTCATTTTTAAAGTCGTTTTAGGGTTCTCATCACCAAACTCATATTGTAATCTCTTGCCTTTACCAAAGGAGGAAGTGCCTATAATCTTTATGGTGCGCTCTTCTTTGCTTAGGTACTTAAGGTTATTCTCGGTGCAATTGCGTTCTAAGTCGAAATGCTTCATCTCATCACTTACTTTTACATCTGAATAAGGCTTGGCTATAGTGAGTTTGCCCTCACGAATAAAGCTGTATATTGACCAGTCTTTTTGGAGTTTGTCAAGCACAGCCCCTAATGTGGTATTGTTAAAACGTACGCCACCAAGGCTTATATCTTCTACTTCTAAAGGGTAGTCTTTTACTACTTCGGTGAGGAATGTTTTTAGACTTGCCTTTGCCGACACGTAATTGATGGGCAACTGACGTAGCTTCCACATTGCATCACTAAGGCTAATAGTGATAGGAAAGTCTGCTGATACTTGGGTAATGAAGCCCTCAAACTCCTGTAAGAGTTCACCATTGTAGCCCATTTGTATCACTACTTTGTCTCCTACGGCAAAGAGTTCTCGCACCTTTTGCTTATCAAAATCACCTACATTACGAGGTAGTACGACACTTGCCGTATCGGTAAGCATCTTCCACGAACTTTCAATTTCAATGGCTGAAACTTTCTGCACCTTAAAAGGGGTTCCCTGTTTAGGGTAAAAGGTAATGGCTACTTCAATGGCTAAGGTCATAGTCTGTAAATAAGTTCAAAGGGTTCGTCGCTAATGCAATTCAGCTCTATGGGAATGATGTTAGGTGTACCTTCCAAGCTACGTATATCAATGCTTTCAATCACTAAGTTGTGAATGTTTTTCCATCCAAAAAGGTCTCCTTCTACCGATATAGATTGTATTACCTCTGACCATTCTATAAGGCGTTTTTCGTATTCTCGTGAGCTTAACTCATCATTGTGGCATACGGTACGAATACGTATCTGCCAATCGTCAAAGCCATAGATTTCCTTAACAGTACCATTGCCACCTATTACATCTGTACGACTTATATTCTTTACTCTCGAAAAATCTACCATAGTAGCAGGAGGCAACCAAAAGTCGGCTAACTGCTTCTCTACTATCTTACTTTGGTAGTCGTAGAACTTGTAACTACCTGCGGTAAACTTCACTGGAAAAACAATGGGTGTACCGAGTTTGGATAGCCGCATAGCTTCCTCTCTTTCCACCGTACGGATACTGCCATACTCAGCTGTGCGGGCAGGCTCTTTGCCTATAGGTACGGTGAGGTACACGGGCAGGTTAGTGCCAAAAGCCAACTTAAAGAGTTGTGATATGTTATAGCGATTATCCATTGTCTATATTGAGCTTTAATAGTTTCTTGACAGCATCATAGTCTTTGCCGTCTCTTTCTAACTGTATCTTAATACGTTTCTCTACGGCCGTGCGATTATGTTTCCCTTTGATGAGCTCTACCATATTCGCTCCTACTAAAGGATCAGACTTCCAATTACCCTGCTGACTTTGGAGGATAAACCCTACCTCCTGCAACATACTTTCCCCTATGGAAAAGTCGCCCGCTATAATTTCTAAGTCGTTATGCTCATCTACAAGTATATCTTTCATAGTCTAAGGGCAATTATAAGGTTACTAAGGCGTCACGCATACGGTCATTAATTTTGCTAATTACTCCATTAGCGGCATTTTCTTTACTTCCAATAGTTTTGTCGATGGGGAAAGTGTTATTCATTGTGATATTAATGGTGATAGTCTTGCTTCCCCCACCACTACCTCCTACGCTCATTGTGCTGTCCTTTCCTCCTTCTTTGCCCCCTTTAGTAGGGGTGATAGGGTTAGGACTTGCACCTCCTCCAATAGCCGAACTGGCAGAAAGATTGCCCGCTTTAGGGGCTTCGGTAGCTTCTTTTTTATCTTTATTCCAAGTAAGTGATTGTCCTGCCTTTATAAACTCTTCTTTAGCGGCAAGATTAGCTTCATAAGCTACTTTAGCACTATCGGCAATGGCTTTTTTACGGTTCTCAGTGTCTTCATTGATTTGGGCAAGCATCTTATTATTTTCGCTCTCATCTCCCAATCCTACAGCATTCTTAAACTCATACCATCCCTCTTTTATCTTATTAAGACCTATCATTAGGGAATTGACCATAGTTAGCCATACTGTTTCAATACTTGCTGAAAAACCTTGAAAGAGGAGTTTTGCGCCCTCCCACGTGTGTTTCCACGCTTCTCCCCAACCACTAACCTTATTAGCCAAGTATATAATACCTGCCACCAATGCGCCAATGGCAACGATAATAATACCAATAGGATTAGCTGACAGAGCTGCATTCCACAACCATTGTACGGCTGTAGCCGCCTTTGTCCATACAACCATTAGCTTCTGAACTACTACAGTTTGTTTAAGCCACCCTCCAAGAGCCTTTACCACAGGGGCAAGTCCTGAATAAGCAGACCCCATATCGCCCAAAGTGCTAATAACGCCTCCTAAGCTGTCGCCTACTACCCCAAGCACCTTGGTAAAGGAAAATGAACCTATTTTCAAGTCATCTAACCAAGCTTTACATCTGCCCATCCACTCACTCCAACCACTCATTACGATAGTAGCTTGTTCGGTAGCTACATTGGTACCGCTGATTTGCTGGGTAAGTTCGGCTTGTGCTTGTGCAGTATTGATAAGTCCTTGAGCAGCTTGTATATTTTCAGCTCCAAAGACGGCGGCCAAAACATCAGTATTTTGTCCTATCTTCTGCAACTCTTTGAGTCGTTCGGCAAAAGGTACCGTAGTGTCTGATACTTTTTGCATATTTACTCCATAGGCGGCAAGCATATTAGTAGCCTCTTTAGAGAGGGCAGAGGGTGCATTCATTTTAATAAGCACGTTCCTAAGTCCTACCCCTGCTTCGGCTCCATATTTTCCCGATTGGGCGAGAGCTTGCAGTGCGGCGTTCGTCTCCTCAAAACTTACATTAGAGAGTTTAGCAGCTCCACCTGCTTGTACGAGAGCTTGGGCTATCTGAGGCACTTCGGCAGCACCTTCTTTAGCTCCTGCTGCCATTACATTCATCATTCGCTCCATTTCGGCCGCTGCTGCGATAGGATCATCCAAATTCACTTTGAACTGAAGCATTGAGGTAGTAAGCGCATCGGTGGCTCCTACTACATCGCCTCCCATAGTTTTGGCAAGTGTATTGGCATAGCTTCCCATTTTGGCAAGCGCCTCATCGCTTTCGCCTATTTGAGGGCCTAAGCGTGAGAGTATGGTTTGAAAGGTAGCGAGGTTATCAGTAGCCGTACCTCCAAATTCTTTGGCAAGGTTACGAGCCTTTCCCCCAAGTTTATCCAAATCGTCTCCAGTAATACCGGTAATAGCAGCTACATCAAGTAATGATTTCTCATAGTCTGCTCCTACTTGTGCAGCTTCTGAAAACTTTTGAGTAATATTCAAAAATCCTTGTGAAGCTGCTTGCCAATCAATAGGTCGCATACTGGTTGCCAACTTATCCCACCCCTCTTTCATACTGCTTATGAAGTCTTTCCAAGTATTGTGCATACCTTCTGTGGCACGCCTCACATTCTCTTGTGCGGTGTGCAAAGGTTGCGATACATTGTCTTTGGCTTCAAAAATCCACGTTGTAGTGTGATTCACGGTTGCGGAATATTAGGGGTTAGACTATTTACTAATTTCGTTCAGTACTTCTACCAAAGCGCGTTTTACGGCTTGGTATAGGAGTTGTTCTTGGCACTTCATATTAAAGTCAAGGGCTTTAAAATGTTCCCGCCACTGAGTATCGTTCATCGTTTCAGGTGTCTGACCATTGGCACGGAGTAGTGCATCTATGCCTTCTATAAAGTCGTACGCTTCTAAGGAAAGGAGCGACGACTCTACACTTTTTTTAAGGCTACCTTTGAACTTTGTAATAGCTTGCTCAGCTCGGTAATCAGCCCCATATAGATGGAGGCATCATTTTCCATCCACTCCATATCACCATCCAGTACACAATTCTTTACCAGTGCCTCATTGGCCTTGTCTGGACTTTCTATATACTCTTTAGAAGTCACTAAGGCAAGTAGGTTTTTACTGGGTTTCTTTACCAAAAAGTAAGCGGGATCTTCACTGGCTTCTCCCTCTTCGGTAAAGGTAGTACCCGATGGATACACGGCTATTTCTCTTACCACATTAGGGTATTTAGCCTTGTAGTTTTCTATATCGGCTTCGGTATATTTTTTCATTTTAAACAGCTTTTAAAAGGTTATTAAATATTCCAGTCAATATGACTTACAATCAACTCAAACTTAATAGCAATAGAGCCATCTCCTTGCTTGATAGCCATTTCAGTACCTAAGAACTCCGCATTGCGTATCATATCTTTAATGATAAATCCGCTTGGCGCTTCATAGATGACGGGAATGTCGAAAGGTTCAATATCCTGTAGGCGGGTGCCCTTTGGTAGAGAACGATGTATGCCGTCTACTTCTTCTTTGAGAATAGTAATAGAAGCCTTTGCTTCATAGTTCTCCTCCGTACGCCCAACGGGAAAACCTCCCGCGCCCATAATATTCGACTTTTTGGTACTATCCGAATAGTTAATTTCGACAATACCTACCACATCACGTCCCAAAAGGTTGAAGGTTACACAATTCCAACCTTGTAGTTTCCCGAAGTGATTGATAACATTTGTATTCTTTGGCATAGTATAGTATTATAGATTAGAGGTTAAACCAATTTCGCCCTCAATAGCGTGTAGAATATCATCAGGCACCAGCCGTATTTTCACCTTTAGGGGCGTTTGCTCTGTTACCGTTTGCTTTGCGTCAATACTCACTGCATAGCCGCTAATCTCACCAGTTACTACCATTTGTCTTTCGATAGCTTTTCCCGCTAATTCTTGCAGGGAGGTAACAATACTGTCTTTAAGGTAGCCCGTTTGTGGGTTCTTTGGCAGCTTGCTTTTGATACGTGGTGAAAGAGTTTGACGCACCAAACGTGCTGCTTTATTCCATATCCTATTATTTTCAATATAGGTATAGTCGGATGATTTGCTCACACAGGTAGGAGAGTTTGAAAGAAAAAAGCCTGCCATATCGGCATATTGTCCTGCCAAAATATACCCTTTATCATTGAGTAGTTTCAGCTGCTCATTGCTAAGTTCTTCTGCACTTTGCCCCGTGGAAATACCTCCACTGATGTAGCGTTTTTTCCCCTCATCAGTAAGGGGATAGGTATTTCCTCCTTTGGCATTTTCGGGTTTTGTTTCAATATCCACCGAACCTAAGTTTTCACTCACATTGCGTACCGACAACATACCCAAAGCACTACCTACACTGGCGTGGTACTTGTAAGTCTCATCTATAGCGGCAATACCTCTGTCCTGAGCAATTATTACTGATACCTGTGGAGCATTCTTTTCTTTGAGGTCGGCAAAGTTATTTACTTCTAAGCCCTCTTTCCCTTTTCCTTCCACAAGTACAAAGTCTATCAGTATACCATCAGGTTTTACCGCTTCTACGACTTGGGTTTGTAGCTCCTCTACATCACTGGCAATGGTGGAGAGGTCATTGGTAAACCCAAAGAGCCCTACCCCTTTTACCTGCTTGTTAGCACGGATAGCTTTTACTATCTGAGTCGTACTATCCTGCATTTTACCTACCGCTACAGGTAGAAAAATGATTTGGCTCTCTGGCGCTAAGCGGAAGATTTCAGATAGGTGATAGTGAGTAAGTACTTTTTGATTGGCGTCCAAACTTTCAGTAATACCTACTGCTTCCGCATCCTTTAGCTGAATAAAAGATTTAGTCTCTCCATGTGTGAGTTGGGTGCCCGCTACGGCCATTGCAGCTACTACTAAAAACAAATTATCTTTAGTGGGAGCGGTACGCCCTAAACCTCCTTCAGCTTTTTTAAATGTAAATCCTTTGAGTTGTCCCATTTGTTATTCAGTTTTTTGTTCGTCGTCTTCTGTAGGCTCTCCGCTTTCTGTTTTTCCTTGTACAGTAGCTCCTTCTACTTTTTGGGGCTCTGTTTTACCCTCCTTATCTTTTTTGATTTGTGGTATCTTGTTTGACAACTTTACACTTTTGCTATTGTCAAAAGTATATACCCTGCTTTCAATAGTGGAGGCGTGGAGCTGAGCACGATTCTTTTCATAGAAGATTTGCCCATCTTCGGTGGCAAATACTTCTTCGAGGTCATTAGCTTGCATTACTTCTACAGCAATGACTAAGAGTTGGGTGTATGTTTTTGGATTTTCCATTGTTTAAATTGAGTTTAAAAGATTTTTAAATAAGGGGGTGGTCTTACGGGATCACCCCCGTCTATTAGCTACCACTGGTGATAGCTGCTGTACCTTCATCCTTGATAGCGACACAGACAAAGTGCATTTCAAAGCCTATGGTATGTTTGCGTCCTTCTGGGTTACTACTTTTCTCTCGAGCATAGCGAACGGCACTTCCTACGGCTTTCACGGTGTAGTTCTTGTGAAATACAACGGAGGCTTCTTTACCTTGCGCTACCGCTCCAAAGGCTTCTTTTTCACCGTTGTGGTAGGTAGGAGCATAGGTGCTCTCATAGATTTCAAAGCCGTAGTAGTTGCTTGCTATTTTTCCTCCATTGGCATCTTGGTAGCGAGTTTTAAAGGTCAAGTCCTCAATGAGTAAGTCGGCAATATGGTCTGAACAAAGAACCAATACACGACCTTTGCGAGGTACTTTTAGCTTATCCAATTGCTTTTTAAGACGAATCAAGTCCTTAGCGATAAGTCGTTTACGCCCTGTTCCGTCATCTTCTCCCGTGGTTGTGATTACGGGTGTTTTTGCCGTGTTTTTTTGTGGGGCGATAGAAACCAACGCGTGTTCTGCAGTTCTGTCTTCCAATGTTTCTCGGTGTTGTATTTGCACATCACTTACTTTTTCGTAAGGGAGAGCATAGAGTTCGTCTGTAGTTACTTCAGTGTTCTCTGTCTCATATTTGTGCAGTGTAATCACTACCTTTCCGTCTTCTCTTTGGTGGGAGGAGATAGGATAGACTGTGTTATCAATAAGCACCTTAGGGGCTACCCCTCTTACGGGTATCTTAATAACATCGTTACCTACCCATTCGTTTTTTGATTTTACGGCTTCGAGCCATTCGTTCTCATGTCTAAATTGAGTAATAAGCTCCGTTACGGCGAGCTCATTCTTTACTGGTAATGTTTCACTTCTAATTGGCATTTTCTACTTGTTTTTTTGTTGATACATAGCGTTGAGTTCTTTTACCTTTTGAGGGTCTGAAACCATTAGTGCGTCTAAGGCGTCAGGATCCTTTGTTAGGTAATCTTCCATTGTCCAAGTGCTTCTGTCCTCTACAGCACTTTTAGCAGGAGTGATAGTTTGTGAGGCAGGTCGAGGAGTCTCTATTGCCTCTAAAAGGGTAGCCGTTTTAGCATAGTCGGCCTCTGCCAAGCCTACATACAAGTCTTTTTTGTCGGCAGTAATCTTCTTGTCGAAGATAGCTTTATTGACTAATTTCTCGGCTCTATCCTTAGCCTCTACCGCTCTCTTTGCCTCTTGCTCTTTAAGAGCTTGGATACGTTCTTTAATTTGCTCATCGGTGGCATCTGAGGCCATTCCAAGAGCGGAAATAAGGGTGTCTCTATCCATTTTTTCTATATTTTTTGAATTGATTACTTTGTTAGGCTTAGGCAAGCTCTTACATCCGCAAGCTTGCATCATGGCTACAGTCTCTGTAGTGATTTCAGGCTCTCCGTCCACAATCTCTGATATAAGCCCTATTTCTTTTGCCTCCATAGCATTGAGCCAGTAGTCCTGCTTCCATAGCTCATCTATATCTTCGGAAGTCTTTCCAAAGCGTTTGGCATAGACCTCTTTGTATTGCTCTGTTACATTCTCCAAGTGCTTTAAGTCTGCCCGCATCTGATCTATATTACCATAGAACTCTGTAATAGGCTTGTGTATCATAAATTGGGAGCTCTTATAGGCCTTAGCTGGGAAATGAGCCATAATGTAGGTGCCTGCTGAGGCTACCAATGCGCCTGTGCTAATAGTTACACTTTTAAGGCGTTTGAGTTGGTTTACAATTTCGGTAGCTTCATATACCGAACCTCCCGCGGTATTGAGATATACCTCAGCAGAGGTGATCCCCTCTTTTAGGGCTCTGTCTACCTCATAACGAAAGTCGGAGGCTGTCCACCCAAAGTATATCTGCCCTGTAATACGGAGTTCCAATACACCTGCTTGGGCATTTATCTTAGCTATACTATGTCCTTTTGCTTGTTTATTCATTGTTTTTAAAAGTTGATTGCCAGCAGGTGCTACCTGTCTCTCTGCGGTGCAAAATTCCAAAGAAGTTGGCATCCCCACAAATTGACATTCCGAAATAGGCAGTAAATCCGACCCAAAAAAGGCAGTAAATCCGACCCATTTCAGAACAAGAATTTTCAGAAGTGAGGGGCATTACGGAACTTTGCACCATAAAAATAAGACTATGGCCAAAGAAATAGAAAAGAAATC